GGAGAGTAAAGAAGTAAGCGGGAAACAATCTATCCACTACCGCAATTACAGAAGGGCAAGAGACAAGGCACTCGTGCGCCTAGCGCACCTATACCCCGACACATACAAGCAGCTGCTTGATGAACAAAGGAGTTTTGATGAGCAAGAGGGCAAGACTTGGATTATTAACCCTGATAGTAGGCTTACTGTGGGTATTCATACCAGAGCGAACGCAGTCCCCGAAGTTGCCGGACGTACCGATTATGATAGAGCGGACGAAGGCGACGATGGAGGAGAAGCGTGAGAACAAAGCACTTGCAGTTAGTTTCCTCAGAGCACTCGGATACAACGCACAACAGAGAGAGTGTGCGGTCACACTTTGGACCCGTGAATCCCGCTTCGACCACCTTGCTCGCCCAAGAGACGCTTCGGGCAAACCAAGAAGCTCAGCTTTCGGAATTGCTCAGCTCCTTAGAGAGCGTAGTGGAGAGCCTGAACTACAAATCCTTCACGCTGTACGATACACTCAACACCGCTATCGAGGCAGTTTCTGCAGTGCTCTCCGACACTCAGATCGAGTCGGTTGGTACTAAGAATTGTTAGGTTTCTAACCCTTTCCTAGCAAACAAAAAGCCCTCGCCGTAAATGGCGGGGGCTTCTTGCTAGCACTCTACAAGCGGTCGCTTGCCGAGAACTGAAGTGTAGCACTATCCACCCGTAGAGTAAAATCCTTTACCCTTGAAGGTGACACCAGGTGAATCCCACTTACGCACCATTGGTATGTGGCAGTCAAAGCAAGATGGCTCACGAGGTTCCTCGTGGATAGACCGTTCAATAGTTAATACGCTGTTGCAATCAGGGCAACGATAGTCGTACTGCATCAGAGCTGCACCGCTTCCTCTATGGGTAGGTAACCTACCAACTTTGATACTTTATTAGAACGTGAGAACTCTGTGGTTGCTGGCATCCAGTGGTTAAACCATTCAGGTTCTGGTACATCCATCAGGTCAAAAGAAAAGACACCTTGCGGTGTCGAATTGATGTAGTAGGGGATAAGATCTCGCTCTGCTGCCTGCGTTATCAGCTTGCGATACTTCATCTCCTCTATCAGTAACGTGGGATAGTGTGTATGTCTACACTTTAACTCTATGTAATGGCCTGCTTGCTTGGAGATACAGTCAAAGGCATCATAGATACCTGGTGCTTTCTCCAAGTCTGAATAGAAACCATCTCGCAAGAAGGTAAACAATAACTCTTCGTTCATTGCCACGGTGATACACCACCTAGATTATCCTGCAACCTACGCAAAGCCTGAGCACACCTACGATCTGCGGTAGAGATAGCGCACTCTAGTACCTGTGCTATCTGTTGCAGGGTAAAGCTCTCGTGATGGCGCATACGCAAGAGGGCTTGGTCCTCTTGGTCTAGTTTCAGAAAACCTTTCTTGATGTCAATGAGATTAGCAAGTAGGTTGCCGCCTTCTGCCGGTGATGATGAACCTTTAGGTTGCCCATCTCTAATCATCTCTTGTGCTTGCTCTAATACTGTGCCATCTATGACTGATGCAATAACAAAGGGTAGTAACTGACCAAGTGTAGCTGCTTCGTAGTAGGCTTCATCATTAGTCTGATAGCCAGACTTAGCTGCCTTCTCCTTGCGTGCATAGCGTTCACCAGCACGCTTCATCTGCCAAGCAATGCGTTGTTCGTTGTGTCTGCGTCGCTCTTCAATAGGTTCCATTAGATCAATGATGTGATCTTCTGCCCTAGTCATAGCCCACGCCATCAACTCTTGCTTGATGTCATCCTTCTCAACGTGCTTGTTATACCTACGGTGGATAGCGTTAGCAACACTAGGCACTAGGTCATAGATTACTGGATGCAGTTCAGTCATCGCATCACCACAACTGCCGATGGGAACGGAGCGGAATTAGGCTGGTTCCCAAACTTGAGACGACCTCTAATGAATTCGATTTCATACGCAATGCAATGCTCGTGCCACCAGGAAGTGTCAGTTCGGGAGGGAACCAGTAGTACCACGGTGCAACCCTTCTTGCTCTCAGCTTCTGCTTTAGCAACCCAATCTTTGATTGTCCTTCCGTATGGTGGGTTAAGCCACACGGCTTCACCGTTACTATCGCTAGCCCAGTCATTATGAAATGCGTCCTGACGCGCTGGAACAGGATGGTCTGGGCCGTACCAATTATTGGGAACAAGAGTGGATGACTGCAATGCTGCTGCGTCCAAAGAAAAACGAAACGTGTCGTTGTATCTGTCGAAGAAAGCTCGTGGTGTAGTCCACGTATCATCGTTGGAGGTTTTGAAGGTATCAGTTTTGTAGAACCCTTCACTCACTTTCAACCTCTGGCCATACGCCATCTAGTACCATCATTGCAATAGCTGAGTAGTTCAGTAAGTCTACGAATGAATCACGCAATGACTCATTGCTTGGCTTAACGCCTGAGTCAAGTAAGTTATTGATGCGTGCTATCTTGTCCCACATACGTACACGCAAACCATTAAGTGGTCCACCTGGTGAGTGAGCAATGTTCTTTGGGCCGTAGTCGTGATGCTTACGCACCAATAGATTGCCAGCTTGGTCCATAATACGCCAGACATCTGCAATGAAAGCCGCATCTACCTTGTCGGCATAGGCCGAAGGAGTATAGTCTCGGTTTCCATATTGATCTCTAGGATCTGGAAGCCCATATGCTGCAAAGTCTGTACCATCGTGTCCCACTCGCTTCTTGTCATCGTCATACATTTGACTCCCCTATCAGTAACTTTCTTGTAGCATCAATTCCATTAGCCAAGTAGTAATCATTGATGTCCATACCTGGGGGTAGTGTAACAATTTGTGAGTTCATTACCTCGTTCGCCACGCGCTTAGCAAACTCAGCGCCAGGGTTAGATCCATCCTCTTTGATGTCATTGTCACCAACAACAAAGATAGTTTCGTACCCCGCAAATAGTTTGGGAAAGTGTGGCTTCCAAGCAGCAACACCAGGTACACCCACTGCAGGGATACCAAGCTCACCGCTAGTAACTATCGCATCTAGTTCACCTTCACATACAACGATGTAAGGTGAGTCAACAGTGATGTCACATACGTTATACAGGTGTGCCTTCTGCCCAGTAGGTGAACCATACTTAGGTTTGGCATCATCTAATCTTCTAAACTTAAAGCCAACACAACCACCAGATGCGGTGATGTACGGGATAGATAGCCACCCTTCATACATCTCGTGACCATTGATTGGGTTAGTAATAGTCCCTAACTGAAACAGTCCTGCTGTCTCTTCAGAGATCCCACGTCCTTCGAGTACGGCTAGAGCTTCTGGACTTATTGCCTGTGCGTATTGCTGCGCCGCTTCCAGCAGCAATTTCGACTGCACGTTTGAGGCCATCGTTAAACTCCAAGTTCTCTAGTATGCACACTAAGTTAGCTGCGTTGCCACCCTTACCGCAGGTATGGCAGAAATATAAATTGTCATAAGTATTGATAACTGCTGAACGTCTACTGTCACTATGTAAACAGCAACGAACCGAAGCACTCTTGCCTTCACGTACTTCACCTCCGAAGTGCGAAACAATTGCTGCTATGGGGATTGTGTTTGCATCAACGGGACCTTTGTACCTGCCCGCTTTACGTACCCTGGACCAGTCTTGTGCTGGCATACACACCCCTTGTCATCGCACTTACTATGAAACTTAGCAGCACGCTTGTACTGGGCTACCCAGTTCTCTTCGCCTGCTGTTCTACAGTTTTGGCAAATCATCTTCATCCTCTTCGGTAGTTGAAACTTCAACTACTTCTTCTACTGGCTTTAGTATCTCTGATGTTGTGATTTCTCCACCTGGTACTGGCATTTGTTTCTCCTTTATCCATTGGGCTAGGTCCTGAATGACCCAAGCTTGATCTATTGATGCGTTGCGACGCTTAACTATTACATAAGAAAGAGGGACTTCCCCAAGACCTCTAGCCTTAGCATAGTTAAGCGCCTCAACTTGTGCTTCTCTCCAGAACTCAGGCAAGGAAAGGGTTGCCCTGTTCTTGAGTTCAAGGATATAGGTTTCTCCTGCGATAACAGTTACGATGTCGCCCTCATCCTTTGCCCCAGCTTTAGTCAGACGTTCTGCTATGACTCCAGCACGTCGAAGCCACTTCATTACATCTGTCTCAAACTGAGAACCTTTAGTCTTGTTGTACTGACTCATCTACCAATACAACCTTGTTGATCTTATAGATGATGTTACCTTCTTCATCTTTAACTAACTCGACAATACCAGATTGCAATAGCGCACCAACGAAGTTGGTTAGGTCTACCTTGAGTGCATCAACATCTGCACGCAACCCATCTACCTTGAGATTATCTCGGTACTTATTTGATAACTGTTCAGACATTGTATCCTCCTTGGTATCCTGCGATTGTATCTTTGCGTAACATCCAACCAAACTCGTTCTGGTCTGATATCTGTACTGCTGCGTAGTTTACCAGTAGCTGTGCATATTTGCTTCCGTCAGCAGTGTGTGCGCCAAAGCGGTTCTTTACCGGTGCTACCTTAAGTATTCCTTGCGTTGGGTCATAGCCCAGTGTAAGTATCAGTGCAGGTAACTGACTGACCTTTCCGTGAATTGCTCTACGATGAGGTGGGTTACTAGGTGACCCATACTCTGACTGTTCTGATACGTGGTGGAGTACCATCACACAGGCCTCGGTCTTGCGTGCCATATCGTGAAGCTCCATCATAATTGCTCTAAGTCCAGCCCATTCGTTATCCGTCTCAGCGGTGATGTTCATTAGGTTATCAATGACTATCAACTCAGGTGGTTGTCCATAGAGTTCAACGTAGGCCCTGATCTCTAACTCCAAGTCATCAATGTTTGGAGATGAATCAAAGACCCACTTGATGTGTGAAAGTTTGTCTAAGTGTGCATTGTAATACTTACTATCGTTAGACAGGTTTGCTTCGACTGTCACTTGTGAGTGACCAGATAGATGCGATACAGACCTCATCATTACAGTAGCGGTATCAGTATCTGCGGAGAAGAAAAGTGTAGGAACCTTGGCTTTGATTGCATAGATCAAGGAGAACATAGACTTACCAGCATTAGGTGCAGCAGCTACCATACATACCTGGCCTCTGCGAAACTTAATACCTTCTACTGCTAACCCATTCCACACATCAGGTAGCGGTGTTGCTTTGGTAAGCACTCCACTCCAAGCGCGGGAAAGATTAAGCAACGCCGTCCTCCTGATTTAATCTGATGCCTCGTTGTTGGCGAATACGGAAGCGTTCTCTTGGAGAGAGTCCACCCCATATGCCAAAGTTCTCTTTGCGTATTCCCCACTCAGCACATTCTCTGCGATGGGGGCAACGCATACAAATTGATTTTGCATACTGGGCCTCGGCAAGACTTACTGATTCCTGTTCTTTATCAGGAAACCAGAAGTCACCACCGATTGTTGCACAACTAGGAGCTTCGTATTGACTTGGCTCCCGCATTAGTTATCGAACCCAGATAGTGTCGCACTTATCTGGCGCACCCTTAGGTGCTGCACACATATAACCTGACCACGGACCCTTTTGTCCTACACCTGATCGCAGTGTCATTGCACCGTGACGACAGGTATTACCGCCACCTGATGGTGCTGTTCCAACTGGTGTTGCATTGAACTGCTGTGCTACTGCTGCAACTGTTGGTGCTGCGCCAAGTTCTGTTAACTTGCCATTGAGTTCTCGACCTGTTGTGTAAATGTTTGCAGCATTCATTGCGATATCTGCTAGACCTGCTTCTAGCTCTGTTGCAGTTGATGCATAAAGATTGATAAGTGTTCCATCATTTAACTTGTAATTGATTTGAAACTTTGTGCCTTCTGTAGCCATTTACTTGCCTCCACTTTGCTTGATTGATAGTCGCTGGCTTTCAGCTCCTACCTTCTTAGGGACAAACCCTAATAGTTTTTCTACCTCTGTACTGTCAACTGTCTCACGACCTTTAACAGTTGTCCAACTGACTTCGATACCTGAATTAGTAGTACCCAGTACTCCTTCAAAGGATGCCTTCAAAGAATCTTGTTGTGTTTCTAACTCTTTGATCTGTGCTGCTAACTGTAGATATAACAATGCGTTCTTGTCAATATCTTCATCAGCAATGATTACATCACTGACTGGTGTACGTTCTTTTTTTAGACCAACGCATCCCATCTGCCCACTTGCGTCATAGAACTTGCAGTAGTGCTGACAGTAGCTTGCATCTTTTTCTGGTGCTGGTGCTTCCTTTGCTTCCTTGACAGCCGCTAGCCAACCGAGTGCTTCTAGTGCAATGGACTCATCATAGTCTTCGGTATGAACCTTGACATCTCTTTCGTCCCCGTCCCTGGCAATTGCTACCAGTGACACTCGGTTGACCGCATAGCCGTTGTTAGCTAGGAGGTAGCCGTATAGCTGCACCTGCCACCGTTGCTGATTGCTTGGAAAGTAAGAAAGGTTCCGGACCTTGCTTGTCTTCCAGTCAATCACATCACCAGTACCAGGTACGAAACAATCAATGTGTGCTTTCATTCCATTGTATTCAACTTCGGTTTCAATCAGCACATCTGGATTATCTGCTAGTGCTCTTTCAATTTCTGCGTGGATAGCAGTACCCATAATCGCAGCGAGCTTTAACTCGTTGTCATTAGTTTCAGGTTGATCGTTAAGTCGGTACCACACCTTACGGCGACAGCCACCCACCTCTGATGGACCAATCTGTACTTGTGTAGATCGTGAACGCTTCGCGTCCCCTGCACGTAGTGCATTAAGTAATAATTCTTTTGGGTCAGTTGCTGTCATTGTTCTTCTCTTCTTCTAACTTGTATGCTAAACGACAAGCCTTCCAACCCATCTCATAAAAGTAATGAGCAGCGTATTCATCTGTCATATGTATTGAACTAACTTCCATAGCTACATCCTCTCCTGTACCACTAACTGTAAAGGCTTACCAGTATTAGCGTCAAGGACCGACGCAATCTCTACGGCTTTACGGGCGTGTCTCTTTGCGTAGGCTAACTCCATATCAGGTTTGCAGATTGAATACAGGTAGCCAAGAGCAAGCTGACCCCCACTACCAATGCCGTACGCTCCGTGATTTGCTTGGAAAAAAGAGAGATCACAAGCAATACGAAAGATATTGCCGTTAAAAGCAATGAGATAATCGAAGCCACCATCTTTGTCCACCTTGTTGTAGTCGTAGTTGTTATCGTTAAATGCTGTGAGAATACTTGGGATAATCTTCTTACCCATAAATTGTGCTGGGTCCTCACCTTTGTAAACAGGTGGCTTCCAGTTGTATGCAAGGATGTCACCAGGTCGTGTATCACCTGAGATACCGATGAGATACTTACCCACCTCAAGAATCTTTGGCGTACTCGTTGCTAACGTTACTAGGTTATCCTCGGTAATCTGTGAATCAGCTACTAGAACAGCGTAATCAATACCTTCAAGTGCCGCGATTGTTGTCATACTGGGCATCCTACCAGTCCTCGGCGTGTCGTCGCGTAGCGACACCTACTAGTCACTATAATTCGAGCCGTGAGGCGAGATAAGCAGAGCAGGCGGCCCTCTAGGGGCCGCAGCAGTAACCGTACAGTAACCCTGCGGTTCCGTCTACCAACCCTGCCATCGTTTAGATGGCGCAGACGTACCCTTCCTGAGCCTTTTGGGACCGATCTGCGGGGTTTAGGACCACTTCACGTCTGTCCGTGTGGCTCACAAGTCTTTAGCGTTATGGCCTCCTTTGAAGACTACGAGCTGGTCTGGTACTTCCTTGATGCAACCTGTGTCAACTGCGGAAACCTAGTAACTATCCCTTGTCCTGCCGATAAAATTGCATAAAAAAAGAAGGCCGGTCCCCGTAGGGACCGACCTCCTGTTTGCCTCGCGCTGATGGGTTACTTAGACCCACGACCAAACTCTGCAGCCTTTGGATCCAATGCCTTAAGCAGTGGACCTGCAATAGCAGCAATACCTGCTGTTGCTAAAGCCTTTGGATCTGTTACGCCTGCAAGGTACAAAGCGATTACTGATGCAACACCAGCACGTAGGTACGTAGCTGCCATTGCCTTTAACTTGTTCTTATCCATTGTTACTCCTTTGGACTTGTTGGTTCTTTCTTCTTTGGTAGTGGCTTAACTGCTGCCTTTACCTTTGCGACAGCCTTTGGCTTACCCAACCAAGGGAACCAAGGGGAAGTGTCGTCTCCACATCCTTCTTTGATTGAGATGTGAAGATGTTTGTTGTGCTTATTGGAACCTGTGTATTCACGGTCACCTTCTGAGGCACGTTCTGCTGACCAGATCTTGCCCTGGAAAATAAGATACTTAACACGCTTGTCTGCCTTGAGTTGCTGAAATAAATTAAAGCAATCAATGCCACCCAACTTATCGTGGGTTAAGTCCACACCGAATCCAGTATTGTGATCTGAATTAGGATTCTGATGGATGTGTGCCTTGCTTGGCAATAGTCCATCCGAAGCCTTCTTGCGTAGTGGACATATCGCTGTGGCTTGTCGAAGGACAGCAATAGCGGCAGGCGTGGCTTTCTTTGCAACAGGTTTCATCATTACTCATTTCTCTGCAACCAATCGGTACAGGTCATCTATGCGTTCTTCTAATCTTGTGACTGAATCTTTAAGTGATGAACCACCATTAGGCTTGAGTTCATTGAGGTAATGCTTAACCATCCAGCGTACTGAGGCTGCAAAGCCACCTACTATTGTGCATACCGCAACAGCTACTGTTGCGTAGTCTTGTGCCTGCATTAGACCGTCCTAATGGTTACTAAGAGCGTTCCGCCGAATCCGGAGAAGCGCTTATCTGATGGGGTTGCATTTCTAAAATCAAGTTCTTCAATCAATCCAATATAGGATTCACCAGTTCTAAAGTCTTCGACTCTGATGGTGTCACCTACATTTTCAATTGATTCAAGTTGAGTCATTCGGTAATAGGCTGAGCCTTCGTAGCCAGCTTCTACTCCAAAGTGATCTGATTCGTGGTCATAACAAGACAGTGGATACTGAATCAAACGCTGACGTGGGATAGCAGGTAGCGACTTGATCTGGTAACCAGTAAACAAAGGACCCTTTGACACATCAGTTGTTGAACGAGTCAGTGTGAACTGGAAGCCAAGATATTCTTGAGATGCTTGTGGGTAGTTAATGTTAATCTCTGGCACTACTGATTGCTGTGCAAATGTACCAATACGGTAGAAGTTATCTTCGCTGTCAACAGAGTCAATGTTAATACCGCCATTGGCTGTATCAATACGAGCCTGCATCAGCTTGAAGATCTTAAGTTCTAGTGTGTTGTATCGGATGTAGCCAGTACGTAGGTAGCCAGTTGGTACAACGCTAGTTGTAGATTCAGCCCAAGTGTTATTGCCATTAGTAAATGCTGCTCTATCTGAGTTACCAAAGAAGGCAACCTGACTTGCTGTAGTTGTAGTACCAGTTGCAATCAAGTCCCAAGCCCAAGGGAAGAACAAAGAGTTTGGGATTACAATGGTTGATAGATCAACACGGACTAGCCCTGCTTCTCCATCGACCTTTGATGTAAGGTATGCAAAGTTATCTCTGAAGGCAATAGCATTACACGGTGCATCTTTGAATAGAAGCGGTCCGTACTGGACATCTCCTGTGGCATCTGCGATGCCCACTCTAAATCCTAGGCTTGTTGCAAGAACTGCATACACACCAAGGTAGACATCAAAGTCATTGATGCGTTCACCCTCTGGCATATCAATAATAACTGTAGGCACGCTCAATGTTGGGAAACCTAATGAGTTGGGAACTGCTGCATCTAGGTTAATCTTAAAGACAGAAGATGATGTACCGTTTGGATCATAACCTGATACGTAGATTGCTTGTGGTCCTTCTGCGATAGATGACCATACCCAGTTAGCGTTAGGGTGTGTATACAAAGCTGTAGGCAGGGCTGCAGAACCA